CTGTTTGCCCATAGCCGCCGTCTTCTGCCGATTCACAAACCATTCCAGCATGGAGTTGACGTTCTCGGGCATGAGCTTGTCTTCGGCAGTATCGAACCACCTGCCGTTGTCGGTCCTCTTGAACCGGTCAGGATGGTTAGGGGTCCGGTATTTAGCCTGAAGCTCCCCGCCTTCCCCTACCTTGATATTGCCCTCATCAAAGGCAGTCTTGTAGTCGTACACATTCCGTGGGTCGTTCGGGTCCGGTGGAAGGCCATACCGCTTTGCCATGTCAGAATACCAATACTGAAAGGCAATCTCCTTGTTCCTGTCGCCACCTTTGCTGTTAGCCATTGGGTAGAAACTCCGCTTTGAATTCCATGATGTCTTTTCTGGGTATCATAAATGTTTTATTTCCTTGAAGTATTTTGATATTCATTGTATCAAAATCTTCACTCCATTCATAATCCATATCGGGATCAAAATCTGGAATAAGGTGTTTAAATACCGATGCTGCAAATAATCTATCCATACGCTCGTCTCCTCCCCTGAAACAGCGTTGAAGATTGATAATCGCTCTTGGGGGTATCATAGAAAGTCGGGTTAAGCGCCCCTAAGAACTCGATATTACGGCAAAAGTCAGACCATTTCTCCGACACCCGTTTCACACTTTTGATCGCCTTGACGCTTTCCTGTCGCCATTCGACATGTCGCCAGTTGGTGAAGTGTTCCCTATGAACCTTGCAGTTGGAAAGAAACCATAGGGTCGGTCGGTAGTACCCATACTTCGGGTCCGGGGGTTCCATATCGGCCAAGAGGTTGTTCCCCATCCGTTTGCAATCCAAGGCGTTCTTCATCCTGAGTTTGATGTTCATACGGGCAGATTCGTTTTTGGTCTGGGCCTCGACTACCCTTCGGAGCCCGTAATCCCCTCTTCGGAGATCCTCAAACACGCTATACCCAGTATTCGCCTGTTTCATCTTGGACAAAGGGTCAATAAGGGTCGCCCGATTACACTCGCTATCCTCTGGAATAAGGGACTCAGCTTTAATCAAGTCCCGGAGTTCAATCGTGGTCACGTTGTCATGCCGGGCCACAAGCTCCTTCCACACAATCCATTCATGCCGGGGGGTGATAGCTACATAACTCACATACCAGGGCTTACTGGGGTGATAGTCAATTATCCGGTAATGCCAGTATGTTGCAAACTCCCGCGGGTTGAATACGGCGTCAAAATCCTTGATATGAACAAGCGGGTCGAAGCTCTTGTACACCCTGCCCGACACTTGCCGAAAGACCCCATACCGTCTCATGGCGAGTTCGTCTTCATCGTCTATGTCGGAAAAGATTCTCTCGATGGTATCCTTATTTATAACCGGATTATCGTCAGTCGCCCAACAAAACGCCTCAAGGCTGGCCGTGGTATCATTTTCTTCAACTGCCGGTAGCCCAAACTTCCTCTGTATGGTTTTACTCCGGTATATCCTCCTGGCCCTCTTCCATATCATGTCAAAGGTCCAGTCAAGGCCACGGACAGGAGTAAGGTTGATAGTAACATCCCCGCCCTCAATGATGAGCCTCATGTGGTTCTCATCCCACTTGGTACGGTCAATTTCCTCGTCCTGGTAGTAGGCCGCCCGCTGAACCGACATAAAGGCGTCTATATCCTGCTTAGACGACATGAACTCGATCTTCCTGTCTGCCCCCCCGTAGCGGTCCCTCACCGTCATTTGACTTGACCGGGCCGTCACGTCCTTCTTGATAAGCTCGGTAGGGAAAAGCCGCTTAAACTCCACATATTGCTGATTTTCCTCATCATCATCCGACTTGGGAAGGCACTTGCTTATGCACCGTATGGGCTTCTCGAACCTGTTCCGCTTGGGGACAGGATGAATCCCTAGGAGCCTCATGGCCGCATCCAGCATACAGACGACGGTCCCACCTGCCTGATTCCCTTTGAACAAGGCCCGGGTGTCGGCCTCAGACATGAAATACTTGTACGCCGTCGGATGAGGCTTGAACTTGCTCAGCACCGCCTGCTGAAGAGGGTCAACCTTTATGGCAGGAGCGTCAACCATTACATTCGTCTATCAGCTTCAGGAGTTTTGTTAGTAATTTATTGTACTCACTCGTTGAATTACATACTTCGCATGATTCGAAGTGCCCACACAGGCACCTCGTCCAATGCACTTCCGGCCCTACAATAGCCACCAGTTTTTCAAGTATCTCCTTGCCGTCCATGTTCTCTCCCCTATCTCTGTTTTCCCCAAACTACTTTGTAATTTTTACTGAACCAATCCGCATCGTCTTCGCTATCAAACTCTATGTAATCGCCTGTCTTTTTAACCTCTTGGAAAGCCTTGTCAGGGGCATATTCTTTGAGCTTGTCGCCCCTTTGAAGTATGGTGGGGAATACGATATACTTTCCGTCTTCCTCCATGTATGCCATTTTGTGAGAGGCTACTTCCCCATTCCCGTAGTCAATTTGTGGATATTTTTCAGGCTCAAGAATCCTTTTGACAAATGGCTTGTCCTTGTTTTGCATGAGGATTTTTACTACTTTAGCCCAATCATCCATAGCTTAAAAATAGCACACAACCTCTACCTTGCCAGCAGAGCCGGATGCAGCGTCACAGCACTTAAAGGCCATGATTTCACCAATCCCGCGCAACCAGTAGTTGCTCCCAGCCGTCAACAGGAAACCCATATTCGGCTCCGGGGCCGTAGTATTGGATGGGCTTGAACCGTCAATCGTGAACCGGATAGACTGCGTTTCGGCCATAAGAAGGGCAGTCTTGGCATAGTTACCAAGTTTACTGTATATCTCTTTCCCTATGGTCGGCGTGGTCACACTGGAACTGTCGCCCTGGCCTACGCCATATTCAGTAATTTCATACACCGAGGCATCGTCAAAGTAGCTGACATCCGTGTTTGCCTTGGACGCAAAGTAGATGGTCGTCAGCACACTCAGCGCCGTGAAGAACACATCCACTGCGCTTGAGAACGCCGATGCTGACGCCGTAAGGTCCGTATAAGCCACAATGTCCGCTTCCACCCCCGTCCTAGCGTTCGTGATACGGTACTGTGTCGTATCCCCGGCAGTCGTCTTGTAATAGAACCGCAAACGGTATCTGGTCCCGGCCACGGTTACAATGTCATGGTATCCATGCCCGTTGACATCGGTTGCCGTCACCTTCATGCATGTAGTGCCACCGCTATTGGTCCTATTCGCCGTTTCAGAGGCAAGTGTAGCATCCCCCGATGTCCATCCCGTAGGCGGGTCGCCTGCCGCAAAGTTGCCATACGTCAGGAGGTTCGCCCCCGTAATGCGGTAGTTGTCCTTGGCGCTTATGGGCATCCGGTAGGTGCTTGAGCTTATGCCCGTAATGGTATCGCCGGGGATGAGCTTTTCCCTCTTAAGCGGCATTCCTGAATAGTCGAAGACCCTCATTTCTTTTTTCTCCTTTTACCTTCAATTTTGTTCATAGTTCCGTATATATAAGCCGCTTTTCTCTTCCCCTTTAGTCCCTTCTTACGGGCTGATTTCGCCAGCGCGTCATGGATTTTCTTGGGCATTAGTGTATCGTCACGCTGAAGGACCGTTTTTGTGCCGCCATGTAGCTCAGCGCCCCACCGAACGTGCTATAATTTACCGTTACCTTCATCCCTTGTAAGAAGTTAGCCCGTTTATCGTCAAACCGCACATCCGGGCAGCACAGTCCCCATATCCGTTTCACCGTCTCAGGTTGTTCCAGGTCCCCATACTGAAAGACCGTAACCCCCTTCATCTTCTTGATAAACTCAAGAGCCTCAAGCGAGGCGATAATAAACTTCCGAAACTCCCCAAGTACCCTTGCATCTCCCATGATCTCAGGGAACGCCCGTGTCATGCTGTAGACCACCTCAGCCGGTTCCCGTTCCACCACCACGATAGGAGCCTCAGGAAGCATCCGTCGCAAGCAAAGGGCCTTCACCGGATAAGTGTCCGCAACCCCTACATACTTCTTCCCGTAAACATCGTACGTAGTTTGCAGCACTCCCTCAATATCCTTATCCTCATAAGTTGCAAGGATGTCGTGGTAGCACATCACGCTTTCGGTGTTGAACAGGTTCGCCAGCCATGCCGTCCTGCTCCTCGGAAGCCCTATGATAAAGAACAGCCCCCCCATTATTAAGCCCCTTATTCTACGATACCCCCGTTTTTCAGCGCCAGAACAGACTGCTCCAAAATATACAATGGGATGTTGATCGGTATGTCATCGTTGCGTTGAATCTTTATCATTTTTGTGTAATAACTTGGTTCTATTTTCTCACCCATGTCATTGTATTCATTATTCCAAATATGGAATTGGTACAATGCCCCCATTTGTATATTATCAAATATCATTCGGCCTACCATTTAAATATAGACCATTTTTTCTTAGGTTCATGATATAATTCTGGATAAACTATAGGCGGAAAAAACGTAACTAAATCATAATCATTAAAACCGTATAACAAGTTATTAATATGTAATGTCTTAGGACTTAACTTCGGGACTTTAATATTTTTGCAACCACTTACCTTTTTATATGACATCATGCTTTCTACTTTTGGCATCACTACCCTCCCCCACCATTTTCTCCCCCGTTATATCTCTCGTAAGCCTCCATAAACTCCCGTGCCGTCAGCACCTCCACCCCCGCTTCCTGAACCACCCGTGCCCGTCGTGCCGCCTCCCTCCATGTATCCGTGGTAAACCACCCGTTTATGACCCCCTCGTACCCCTCCATCCTACTTCGAGTCAGGAGGTCGATAGCCCTTTGCGTAATCTCATGCTCACGGAGGTCGTCCGGGTCCTCTTCCTCAAGCTCAGCATCCCTCCCAAACCACGGCAATCTCATGATTCCTCACATCAATTTTTATTCCCTATTCCCATCTTTTTATTCATTAAAAAGTAAATAAACCGCTATATATATCCCACCATTGGTTAATATCGTAACCTAACACATTCGTTACATAATCATAAAGCTCTTGTGATGTCATTCCCTCCGCATAATCCGTAGTTCCACCAGAGTCATATTGAGCACCATTAGCTATCCATTCGTTGTAGACAGCCTCCGGTATCATTTGCAAATTCCCACTAGCATCATATACCGCCACATACCCATTCCCAGACTGCCCGTAAGCCATCTCAATTACTGAATCATTTGATGTGGCTACGTAATCCTCGCTCATAGACGGGTCAGACTGTACAAATTGCCCCGTATTCCATAAATTCATCAATTCATCTAACTTGGCATAATCCTCTTCGCTCGCGTATGCCGGAGAATACCATCCCTGTATCTGTGCCACACTTTGAGCATTACCATAATTTCCGCTAGTTCCACTAGTCTCTATCGCGTCATATAATCCCGCTATGTAATCCTGCATGTATTGCTCTGAATTAAAATTACCTTCCTCATCATAATAAACCGACTGGTCTTCAGGCCCGTAATATCCCACAGCCTGGTTCTTGACATTTTCCGCAGCCCATTCGTCCAATCCCTTCGCCAGGTCGTACCCGCTTTGATCCGTCATCGCAGGTTGCTGTGTCTTCCCCAAGTAAGCCTGGTAGTAAGCGTCGGTCTTAGGCTTACCCGTAGCGTATTTGCTCATAGCATAGTCAAGCAGTCCAGTCATATCATTCCACCTTTTGCCTTAGTGTAGCTTTCTGCAACAGTCGCTTCTGGCCCTTTTGTGTTGTCCCGGAGCAGATATTTACGTACCGGACGGTCGGCTCGCTCCTGCCCCCGGTCGTCCTCCTGCCTGTACGCCTGGGGCGCCCTACGTACCCTCACCGCTCTCTCCCTCTGGCGCCTCAAAAACCCCAGAATCAACCAATGTACCCTCTGCCCCTGGCTCTAAACTAGCCCCGGAATTAGTTGACATAACACCTGGTATCGGACACTCGGCATTATCACCTACATCTATTATATTAGGGTCATCCGTATCACCCTGGCCCTGGGCGAGGTACCATGAGCTGAATGCGTCAGTGACGCGAGCATCGGCAGGGGTAACAGTGGTCTGTCGGTTGTCTACGTATATCTGATTCAGGAGATGAACGTCTGTGTGTGGGGATGATAACCGTGTTACTTTGTGCCATTCCTTTATGGCATCCAGGGAGATCTTATCGTCGTCTGAGCTGATATGCTTTAGGAACTTGTCTTTGACTACTGGGGCATGTGCGAGGTATCCACGCAGGGTTGTATCAACGATCTGCTTGATTTGATCGGTATTGAGGATCTGAGAGATACGCTGGTTAGATAATCCTACTGATTTAGCTATATCTAATGTAGACTGGCCATCGCAATACATTTCAGCTATATTCAAATCTCTCCTAGTATGGTCTGTTCTATACATGCTAATATATATATATTAACCTATAATAGACAATGTGGATATAGAAATTATGTCTTTAGAGTCCCAGTTAGATATTTTTGAGTAGTTATCCCATTTCCAGGGATCAAACTCACTCCAAACAAAGTTGCCATCAAGGATGCCTACCATGTCTGATTGCCCTTTAATTACCATGTCCATGAGCAGGTAGTTGTCAATATCGTTGTATTGATAATACTTTGAGAGACAGTTTGAGCATAGGACAGTTGGGTTATCAATTTTTGTATGGCAGGCTTTACAGTGCCTTACCATACGCAGTATCCTATCCCCTGTATCCTGTATCCCATAAGAATAATTTATCAGGTTTTTTTGAGTCTGTCAAGTGAAATCCGTTCAAAAACTGAACTGAGTACAAAATATTGTACTTTCGGATACTTTGTACCCAGGGAACGGGTATCCAGTTTTGATATATTTGGATTCAATTTGCATAACAGGATATTAATATTATATATAACCTGGATCAAGTATATGGATACTATGTATCCGTATATAATAGGCTACAGTCAATAATATCAATAGGTTATGTATTGGCATGAGGGTTGCTTATGTAAAAGGCAGTCACAAACACTAACAGGGGAGGGCGCAAAAATGCAGAAATACAGTGTGGAATGGAAACAGGCGCAACAAAATAGTCAGGGCGGATGGGCGCAGTATCACCGGGGAGCCAGAAAACGGCAGAACGAATTTAACAGGGCGAATCACGAATATCTACGACTATGCAGATTGCCCCATTGACTGCCTCAAAGGTCCGCACGTAAAAACAGGCTTTGTCCTCCGATTCTACCCTAAAGGGTGGGGTATTTACAACGGAGCAATCCAACACGTAAGTAAGCGAAATGTCTTCGCAATGCTTGACTGGTTGCATGAACAGCAAGCAAAACCACTCACAAACCTTTTTGAGAAACAGGAGGTGTTTCATGATCCGAACCGATCCCACAATGTTGGTCTATGATGCCACAGAACAGCCGTGGACGATAGGGTATGGTGGCAACCCTGGCGACGATTTTGGAGTTATCGTAAGTCCTCACCGAGATCGTGCTATATGCAACCTTGAGCCAATAGACTACAAGATCGAAAACGCAAGGTTGATTTGTGCAGCTCCGCCCCTACTCAAGGTTGCTCAAAAGCTGTTGTTGTGGATGGAAGAATGCTCCTTGGCCTGCGATTTCAACCACGACGACATGGACCTTTACCACGAACTCAGGCAAGCGATCAGGACAGCGGGGGGATTTTCAAGTGACACTTGGTGGTGGCAAGGACCCTGCATATGCAGCACATGCAGCCACGCATGGCAAGGTGTTGTGGAAATACCGGTCGAGGCTACGTGCCCGCAGGTTGACCTTGAATGTAGCGAATGTCACCAGATGACAGGAGGTCCGGCATGAGCCTGATGCAGCATTACGACAAAGTCATCACTCGGATGCAGGCCGACATCTGTCGCTTGATCGAAGAGAAGGCCGAAATCGAAGCTTGCGTTGAAATGCTGATATCTATCCGGGACCAAGCTCGCGCAGTACACGCGACCGGAGCAGGAACCTACAACGACAAAAGGACCTCTGTTGACCGTAAAAAGCTATCCGCGCTTGGACTCATAGTTAAGGAATCGTACAAAACCATCCCTTCGGAATTTAACAGCTCCGAAGCGGAAACCGATGTCAAAAGCACTACCGGTGAGTCGTTATGATAAGGGTTGCACAAGGGGAGAGGGATGGTGGAGATGGCATTCTATCCGAAATGATACGGAGTATTCCGCCGGGCAATACCTCACACGGACGGATTGCGAGCGATCGAACCGGGTTTTTACCTGGGAATAACCCCCACCCCGCCCCGCTCCGGGGGGCACAGGAGGAACATCATGGAACATACACCGGGACCATGGAGAGTTTTTAGAACTCATAAATTGAGCCTGGACTACTGGTATGTGATAACCGATGCGAAAGGATATGGCCCAATCATGGATGTTGGCGGCCGAGACCTGAATGGGCAAATCGCGGAAGCAAAACACCTTATTACTGCCCCGCGTGAAATCGAAGCCAACGCCCGCCTCATCGCCTCCGCTCCGGAGATGTTGGACTGCCTCCGGGCTGCTATCGCCAGGGTAGAGGTCGCCAATGCCGAAGGGGACGCCATCATTTCGGCATGGCTGCTGAGCGCAAGGGCCATCGTTGCTAAGGCGGAAGGGAGGAACTCATGAAAATGAAAATGGGGAGGGAGTTGGTTGCCGGGGACCGCGTGTTGATCGTTGAGGCAGGCGGGCTTATTGTCGCCCGCTATATCAAAAGCGTGGAAAGATTAGAAAACTGGATCGAAGTCTCATTGGACATTAACAAGCTGAAATCCATCAAGCTCGCCGGGCCGCTTGACAACGTCCTGGTCATGGAGGATTAACATGAAACACTTTTGCATAGGCCTGCTGTTCATCGCCGGCGTCATCCTATGCACAAACGAGGGCGCGTCGTTTCCGTGGGTCAACATGGGAGGTATCACACTTTGCGCCCTGTCCGTGGTATGGGCAAGGGTATAGGGGAGGGAAAAATGGATATGAAAACAAAAATATCACAAGCTCTCAACGGAGAATACAAAGGAATTGACGGACTTATCGCCGTTGCGTATTGGATAGGAAAACATGACGGCGTAGTTGAGGTATGCGACAAGCATAGAGCCATTATCTCCGCCATGAGAGATAGGGCCAGGGCCGTCCGTTATCATCACCTTGCCAACAATGTCATTGGGCAAGGGCCAGGCCAAATATATCATCCGGACTATTCATCAGATTTCCCCGACTGGACGGTTGAAGAAATCAACCCTGTCCTTTAAATATTTCAAAGCCCTGGGCATCCACCCCAGGGCTTTTTTATTGCCTATCGCCCCTTAAGGATGTTTATCTATCATTCCATCGCAATAATCAGCCAATTTAGAAATACTATCCCAAAATTTATTGTCAAGCGACTTATCGAGTCTCCAAGATGTTTTGATTTGGCCCGAGCAGGCCAAGTGCGCCATTACTAGCGCAGGGTTATCCGATACTTTCCATGTATCGTCTCTGGGATCATAGACCCTGAGCCCTTCCACTGGAAATAAATATTAATTCATAACTTTGATGCCTATTTATACTTAATATCTAAAGAGTTCCATTAATAACAGGATCTATAATACTTCCAGCCCGTTGATCCGCTCTCTTGTACTGTTTATGTTATCATCAATTAGCCTACGAATCGCTTCTATACAACAAGTAGCCTCATCATCAAAATGCATTTCCTTTATCTCTGGACTATCATAATATTCACCAATAGCGCTCTTTAATTTTTGCAGTTCATCCAGAACGACTTTCAACCTATTGTATTTGTCGATAGCAGATATAATACTTTTTACTTTCATAGCTTATCCCCTTTTAAAATTCCATGCTTTCCGTAATGCCCGAGTACATGGCGCACTCCATGTTTCCCACGAACCCGTCCAGCCCGTCCCTTGCCATGGCCTCCCTGCGGCATGTGTCGCATAACCCCAAGCGATTTGGCGTCTTGCGCGCACAATTCTGACATCTGCTGACCCGTTCACCATGGGCTATTTTGTACCAGTCCTTTGTCTGCTGATTCTGTCTTGCCCACTTCCGCTTTGCCCTCTTCCAGTGGACCTCCTTCGCCGCCTGACACTCGGGGGCGTCACACCATTTCCGGGCAGTCCTATCGTCACCGTCCTGCTCAAATCTCCCCCGGCAGTTTCGGCAGGTATAATACCGCTTTCCGCCCCTGGCCTTCTCCCGACGCCGGGCCTGAGCCTCAGCGTCCGCCGCGTCCCTGAGTTTCTCGCACTCAGGCTCATGGCACCAGCGTTG